TTATCTTTCGCTCCCGGTGTTTTACGGTTGTTATAATGAAGAAATACTTGAACGCATTCCTTACCTCTAAATTTATTACGCCAATGTTCTAGCTCACAGCCAGAATAGACTAGCATATCTCCTTGTTTAAGATCTACTTTGATTCCTTTTTTGCCTATTTCTCCTGATGGCTCTAGATATATTGGCCAGTCATCACCAGCAAGATTCATCGTAGTTGATATTTCACAACTAAATCTATCTTTGTGTCTTTTTAATTCATCACCTTTTTTATAAATTCTTGCATAAGTGTAAGCTGGATATAATTTAAGTCCTGTTACTTCTTCCATTTTAGGTTGACATTTTAGCATTAAAGTTTCCATAGCAATATTAGAATACTGACTATAAGTATGTGGAATTTGCTCATCTTGTCCTTCATAGTGACCTATAATATTTTCAAAGGGTGAAATGTATCTTGTAGCTTTACAAGTATCATAAACTTGTTTTTGCATCATAAAATAGTTTGCAACAAAAGTTGCTAGGTCTTTTGATATAGCTTGACGAATAACTGTATATTTTTTCTTTTTAAATGACATATATAAAATTAATTACTATTCTATTGTTTAAATTAGTTGAATTAGTTCCATAATGTTTTTTTTTTGAACAAAAAGTTATTATTTTATTACTTTGTGATTTTATTTTTTTGTTACCAATTTTAGTATAACCATTATTAGTGTTTATATAAAAAATTGAACTTACATAGTTATTATTTAATGAATCTTGATGTGTATTAAACTTTATTATTTTTTGACTTATAGGATTTAAATTTGCTTTTACTTTTATTAACTTTTTTATTTTAAGTTTTTTTAAAATAGGATTAAGAAATTGATAAAAAGGTGAAGTTACTTTTTCATTAAAAAAAGTGTGAACAAATTGATACTCTAATAATTTTTCTTCTTTAGTACCTTTGTAATTATTGTAATACCAAGGAAATGCTTCATTAGTTAATATATTATAAATTTCTTTATACTCTTTATTAGACAAAAAATTATCTTCTACTTTAAACATCTTTAGCCATCTCTTTTGGCACTGCTTGTATATTCCAATGTATAAATCTAAAAGGCTCTATACCAAAGTCTACACTAAATTCGTGTTCTAAAAATCCTGGAAAGATAATTAGTGTACCTGGTGTAGGTTTAAAATGTATAAGCTCACTACCACCCCAGACACCTTTTTGATCTGGTTTCATTTTTAATTTTGTAGATCTTGCTCCAGTACGTGGTTCGTG